GCCACATCACGCCTAAATGATGTAACCGTTGCGGATCAGTTTACTTCGAGTGAACACCCCGTATGCCTCGGCGAACCACTGTAGCATTGTTACGATTACACGTGGCTGAGCCATCGTCGTTGGACTTGAGATCACGATTCCAGAGGCCGAATCCGACTCAAAAAGAGATTGCAGACCGGCCATCAGATCAACGGACGTGACGATACCACCTCCAGCAGCGACGTCGGACTCGATGGGCGGCAGTAGGAACAGTGTCATTAGGACTGGCATGATACTCGATGCAAGTCCGGCCGCTGAGGCGGCATCAACTCCGATAAAGATCAAGAAGTTGCGGACTGCCTCCTCCTTACCTAGGTACTGAGGCTCGCGAAATGTTGCGAGCACGCTCGAAAGCGTGACGTTGCGGAGATGCATATCGTGTTGCAATGTTCGTGACAGCGTCTTGAGCAAAGAAAGCAACCCTGGGCGTGCAGCAGCGGGTGGAAGAAACCGGCACAGAAAACCGATCTGGTCATTACACGCAGCAAACGGATGATTTAGCGTGTCATAGAGGAATGATGGGGCAGCCGAGCCCTCATAGACATCAAAGCGGATTGAACTCAAAAGAGACGGCAATTTTCTGCTGAGGGCCCCCGAGGACAACTTGCCGGAAATGAGTGGACCAGTCGCTGCGATACGAGCCCTGGCGGAGCTCCGCAGATCTGCCGCAACCGCCGTTTCAACGAACATCCTTGGCTGGTTAGCATACGCATGACTCTGGGAGTAAGGGCAGCCATGGCTCTTTAGCCATTCCTCCGCAGTGGCGGAGGCAACCAGGCGGTCAGGATCAAGTGTACGAGAGAGCAGCCCAAAAGCATGCGACACGACACCTCTACCGCGACCAGGGGTTTCAGGGACGAATCCGCCCTCGCCCGTCGCTGACGAAGCTGGGGTGAAAACCGCGTCCACTAGCGGACTACGCGGCACCTTCACAGAGTCGGCGTACTGGGCGAACTTGTGCCAAAGCGCGTCGCAGTTTCTGATGCGTTGAACAATGATTGGATCGGCTGATGCAAACAAGTTATAATCAGCCATGACCCCAAAACCGCCAGCAAAGCGTGGCGCAAACAGCACCAGTGGATTGAGCAGATAGTGGAGTCCCACCGTGCCCCCAAACTCAGCAACGAGCCTCTCGGAGCCCGCGCGCACCTTCGCAGCGTCGGACAGGCGATTCACTGCGAATAGGGACCACAAATACGTGACGAATCCGGCATCGAAGCCACGATCGATAACCACGGACATCGTCGAGGCGAGCGCAGTTACTGCGTCGCGAGACGGCTCGTCAAATGTGGCGCGCTCCGTAACAATCAGTGGAGTACGGAGCATGGGAACGAATCGCCCGAGGGCCGCAACTTTCTGTACGTTCTCAGATGACCAGCATGTGAACTTGGTCTTTACCGGGTTCAGGACGATGCCCATCGCCGCGGCGACACGAGCAGAGCACGAAACAATCGCATCCAACTGCTCCCTGCTTGGGTGGACTGGGAACTTGAATACGTAGTACCCATCGTCACCCTGAATCTGCCAGACGTCTTGGTCGTACAGTGGTAGACCTTCCTTCTGCAATTGCTGCTTGAACATGATAGCGTACGTCATATGGAACATCGTATTCAGTTCAAAGGTGCATAGCTCGCCAGACTGGACCTGATCGGTGGGAAACACCAGACTCTTGCCGCCCTCACTTAGCTCGTATGAGCGCACAAGAATCTCCTCGCGCCACGACATTCGAAGCTTCTCAAGGAAAGAGCGCGCGGCCGGATGCTGGGGCAGCTTCAAGAACTCGTCAATCACTTCAACGAGATACCGTCGAAAATTCGCGTACTGCTCGGTGCGGTCGAAACTTGAGAAATCAACACCGAGGGTCAACTGCATTGGTTTGGACGAGAGGGCCATGTGGATACCATGATCAGAGGCGAAGGCCCCGAATTCCTTGAATGCAAGAACATGCGGGCTCCTGAGGGTGAAGTCGGTCATCCCGCGGACTAGAGGAATCTGATTGCAGAACTCGGCAGCGGGCGTGATCATAATGATACGTGTGTTACGCCCGATTTGATTGCGAGTAGACGCCTTCCCGGGAGAAGCCTTTGTGTACCGCGTGTTGAAGCGCTCTTTGTCCCAAAGCCACTCGATGCCCGTCAACACCAGTGAGCGCTTCGTGTGCAACGGAACCTGGTACCGTTGCGACCCGACTTTCGCGGAAATGACAACGCCATCACGCCCTGAGGACTTG